AGATTTCAGATAAATTAACCTCACTAGTTGTGCTTACCCAATCTCCAGATTCCTCATCATAATATTGTAAAATATATTTCTAAGTTGTTGAATCATAAATAATACGATAAGAGCTACTCGCGCCGGAGCCTCCACCGCTTCCGCCGCCCTAACTATGTGTATTGATATATTCCTCAAGTCCTGTAATTTCAGTAGCAGAATAAGTTGGCTTTTCAGATGCTTTTGCCCACGCATATACGTCCGCGGCAACTCCTTGCACCCAAGGTAATTCTTCAAAATAATGCTGCCCATCACCTATTTTGATACCAATTGCCGGCGGCGTATTCACTGGGGTATCATCAGTATTTAATAATGTATTGATTCTAGGAAAAGCTGCTACCGCGGCTTCACCAGGTTTAAGAATCACATCGCTATTCATCCATTGGCTGAAAGTCGCATAGCGTAGTAAAATTCTAGTTTCTAAAACATTTTCTGCCATAAAATTTCACCTCCTATTAAGCCGTACCTCCATATATAACTAGTGTATCGCCTGTCGGCACAAATAGCTTGGAGGTTGAAACTTTATTAAGGGTCATAAAACCCTCTTGTGTGACACTTAGATATTCTGTATTTTCATGTCCAGTAATAAGTGGGTCATCTGCGCGCACACCACCTAGATTATTAACTGTGGCTACTGGTAAAGTATAACCAGACTGGCTATCGCTAGTAGCCCCAACCATATCCCAGATGCCGTTAATAACCATGTATTCGTCATATCCAACGCCTGATTGAGATGCAATAAGATACATTGTATTAGAATCTGCATCCGCAATAGCTGGTAATTCTGTAACAATTTCGCGCGTTAAGTGTCCAGAATGCGCTATTGCCCATTCTAAGTATCTTAAATTAACTGGGTCAGTGGGTTCTACTGGGTCATCTGTAATAACAATTTTCGCGCTGCCGCCCGCTTGCGCGATTAGGTTGTTAATATCAGCTACAAAGTCTGGAGCTAGTGTAATATCTCCATTTACTGTCTTAGCAAAATAATCCTCATCAAACTTATTGAGATAAGGTAAATGTTGCCAATCTCGTATTCCGTCGCCTACTTTAAGTAAAAAAGTATCGCTTTCAAGGCCATATTCACCTTGTGCCAATACTGGATTACGTGTTGTCCAATTTTCTGCGATACTATTTCTAATTTGTAGTGTAACTGGTACTGTATTTACCATTATGCCTCACCTCCGTTAAGTATAGTATGAGCAATTAACATCGCATTTACAGGAATATACTCATTATTCCAATAATAAAGTATTTTTTCATTTAAGTCAAAATATAATTTATCCACTTCACCTGTTTGTGGGAAATTATCATAGGTTTCAAATAAGATTTCCCACCTATTGGTTTCTAAGTATGAACCAAAATAGTGATGAAACTCTTCACGTGTTCCATTATATCCGCTTTTCGCGGCTAACAGATAAATCTAATCTCCCAGCATACTTAAACCAATAGATTCCCATGGATATACTACAGAGAACTCCGCAGTTTCTGGAATAGGTAAAGTTACCCAATTACCATCAACGTAATTGCTTTGTAGCCATGGATAAATCATTCCTATGCCCGCCGCGCGCGGTCTTGGCGGCATGATACGTGTATCATACTCAAGCAATAGATCGCGCGTGCGCGCTCTATTACTTTTATAATACATTGCGCGCCACCCTCTTAATTACACAGATTGGTAAACCAAATGCGGCATAATATGAATCTATATTATCATAATGGATTAAATTATCATTTTCATCATATAAAGGATTGCGTTGGATAGTAATATCCCAACGATATCGTCCACCTGGTTCACGCTCATCTGGTTCTATATTTAATGTGTCTTCAGAAGAAAAATTAAAACTAAGAGTTTCTTGTGTAGCTTGAATTTTTTTCTCTAAGACAGTTGTATGAGTAAGAGTATCGTAAATTGATAATACTGCGATATCATTTTCGGAGACAGAACCCTGCGTAGGAATTGTAAAAGTGCCAGTATCACCTTGTGGAATTATTAGTTTACGCTAAATTAGTCTAATCAAGGTTATCACTCCTTTTTATATTTCTTATACATATGCTATTGCCAACTAATAATAGTTCCAATATCATATCCTATTGTTTCTAATTTAATGAACTTCTTTTCTGCATGAACTAATTCATCATCTACGTCTTTAATAAAACAATCTATTTCTAAGGCCGCGGCAACTTCGCCTAGTGCGCAAAGCTCTTGCCGCATTTCCTGATATAACGTCTTTGTATCTTGTTCCCATTTTACCCATTTCCCCATCATATCTTTAACTGCGTTGCGCTTGGTGTTTACATCTACAGCCATTGTTGTGTATTTATACCAAGTTTCTGGAATTATAGTTTGACGTACTTGAGTATCTATTTTTAATAGTTTATGATAATGAGTGGAGTAATAGTGCGCGAGCTTGCGGTAAGCGCAAGTTTCTTCTATATGCTAACAATCATGTAATTTAGCGAAACCAAACAATCCTAAAAAGTCATATGCATTCGCCATTTCATCATGAACCATAATACCTTCTACCATATGGGAAGCAATTTTATTAAAAATCTCTTCTATAGTCATAGTAATTCCCTCCTTATAAAAAATAAATGGGCGGGTCGTGGCCCGCCCTTATATTAACGAATTTGAGTTACTACAACATTAATATGTACATCAGAAATTGCTGTTTCTCCATTTATTACTTGTATATTAGTTGGAGAACTGAAGCAATTACAATTACAATTATTTTCTGCTACACGAACAAAGGTTTTAAAACCAAAATTGTCTGTAGCGGTCACCGCAGTACCCATAAAACTACTAATGGCCTGTGGTTGAGGAATGCCATTTACATATAACTGAGCGCTTACCATGGTCGCTGCATCTGGTGTAGCGAATCCATCTACTTCAACAAGATAAATACCACGCTTATTAAGTTGAATTGTTGCTGGACCACTAAGGGTTTCGCCGCAACCTTTATCAACAACTACACTATTTAGTGGGAATGCTGCACCAGCAGCTACATCAATGTTATTAGAATAAGCTTGTAACATAAATAATTCCTCCCTTTATTATAAAAAAATAAGAGGACGTACTTTATTAAGTACGTCCTATGTATACTGTAATGGTGTACTTAATACACTCTTATTTACATATTGCATCCGCCGCAGAAGGGGGAGTTTCCGGCATTGTAAGTCCATCCCTGGGGATAGCGTACTACGCCCTGTAATTGATTCTGAAGCTCAAGCTGGTTAATGCGATTCTGCATTGCTTCCATCTTGTCATCTTTAATCATATCTTTTAAGCCTTGAATTTGAGAAGTAAAGTTTGCATTTGTTGCGGCATCACGCATTGCGGCATCATAATTTACCTGAGCGATGGCAGCCTGTGTCTGGCAGCAACATTCGTTGAAGCGAGCGAGCTGATTTGCTTGACCAATAGCTAGGCCAGCAATATCACGCTGTAGTTCGTTGTACTTATCAGATAGACCATTCATTAGGTCATGATATACCTGATTAGTTGTTGCTATGGACTGAGAAGCGCCATAATTGATAGCCTGCATAATGTCACGATTCTAATCCTATAAGTCATTGAAGTTAAATCCATTCTGTACGAAATCCTGGGTTGCATACTGTGGACGATAGCCACCGCCAAAACCAAATCCACCATTCATCATAGCGAGGATAGCAAATAGCCAAATCATTCCGTCCCAACCATTATTCATGCCATTTCCATTAACTGCTGCGATATCGGCAGGAGTCATTCCATTTTCACCCATAACAGTCACCTCATTATAGAATTTATTCAATTGATAATTTTATATTTATTTATTAAGCTATAAATCTCTTTTAAAAGGAGTCGCACGCATGTTAGTTAACCGACTTTATCTTAATTACTTTATATTTATGTTAATAAATAAGATATAAAATTATTCTTCCCAACATTATTATTGTAGAAATAGCTGCCGCAAAGATATATAAAATTTTCTATAGAGATAAATTTTTTAAAGGGCTTCGTGTATCATTGGAAGAACTGAGCAATATCCACCATTTGTATCATAGAAAGTTACTCTTATGGTAGTATCACTAATCCAAGCGACTGTCGGCGCAGCATATCCTCCTGTTGCAACCTATATACAGGTACGTTTGCCCGGTATATTACTTACTAAATACATTGAACCGCCTGGCTCTCCAACCCAACCTTGACATACTACAATCGCGCCACGGCCGTTTCCATCTGCATCTGCAGGGATCCATATATCTTTAGTTTTTGCTGTAACTCTTCCGGTTTTAAGATGGTAAGCAACACTATTACCCTTCCATTTTAAGGTAGTTTTACCAACGGCTAAGCCATCTGCCGCAGCAGAACTTGTTCCATGACCAGAAGTTATATATACTGGTTCGTCCGCGCTGCTATTATCTGTATTAGCATTGATACGAAGTGCGCCTGTATTTGTTATATGTCCTGTAACGTTACCTACTAATGCTGCGGTGATAGTCGCAGGCAATAATAAGGTTACCGCGCCACTTCCATTAACACTTACAGCTGTTCCGGCGTGTGCACTTGTAGAGTCTTTTATTGTAATATTACGTGCAGTACCCCAATTGGCTGTAGTAATATTGCCAGAGCCGTCAAAATTGGTGCCATTTATGGAACGGGCAGTTTTAAGTTTAGTTGCAGTGGCGGCGTTACCTGTACAACTAGCTGAACTACCTGTTACTGATATGTCCCAGCTGCCGCTCGCTCCGCTACCTGTTTTTGTAACTGTATATGAGGTATAATTATCAGAAGTTAAACTGATACCAGTAACATGAGTTAAATCAACAGAGGCCGCTGCCGTAACTGATGTACTAAATACGGCACCTGAATTCTATTCTTCTGAAATTGATACGTTGCCCCAAAATTCTAATGTCTAATCAGCTACACCATTAGACTAAGCTGACATATATGCGTCTACCCAAAATATATTGTTACTTACATTTACTAAACGAACAGATGTAATTAAACCTTTAAATCCACATGCAATTAAGGTTAAAGTTGCGCCAGTGTGACGAGTAGTACAAGCAATAATTGCATTAGATGGAGCACCGTTATTCCATCCACCATTAACTCCTATCATAAAATAAGCATAATTCGCGCTAGCAGTAACTTTACATACGCGTCTCCAGCCTGCGGCTGGGTTACTTGCCGCAGGAAATGCTATTACTCGTTTATATGTAAAATGTGTATTTAAAGAAGTTGCAGAAGTTGCGGTCGCAGCATTACCTGTACAAGATCCAGAAGATCCACTACAATTTCCTGTTACATTACCTGTTAATGCGCCTACAAAAGAAGAAGCTTTTACTGTGGCTGTACCATCTCCTGATCCAAATACGAAAGTAGTTGGTTTTGGGCGACTATCAGTTGCACGATATCCCAAAAAAATGGTAGCATTAGTGTTGGTACCACCAAAATTTACTTCATTAGAATGATTAAAGTATAACCATGATGCAGCCTCGCCAACTTTACTAGCTGTTGCGGCATTTCCTGTGCAACTTCCAGAACTACCGCTACAGTTTCCAGTTACATTACCAGTTAAAGGCCCACTAAATCCTCCAGCGGTTACTGTATTTTTAACCCATAAATTGTTACCTAATGCCACATATATTGTACCACCCTAACACCATAAAAACTAATGTCCGCCGGCGAAAGCTTGACTTCCTAATGCTCCAGTTGCATTCGTGTGTGCATATGCTGCACCATATAAATTACCTAATGTAGTTCCATCTGCTTTTATTTGATAGCTATTACCCATACTCCAAATTGCTGCAGCTTTAGTAGAGTCATACGTACCAATAATACCATAGTTCCTGTGATCTGATGGCTAACTAATAACTAAAGAACCCGTCATAGTGTCTCCAGCTTTAAGCACTCGAGCTGTCATATAATTATAAACTTCTGTAGCAGTCCAAGAATGAGCGCTGTCTTTTAATTTTGTAGCAGTCGCGGCATTACCTGTACAACTTCCACTACTTGTAGCATAATTAACACTCGCACTAGCATAGGCAGTACAAGCTTTAATAACACCACCGTCTATATATACGGGCGTTGTTGTCCCTCCAACAGAACCGGTTGTATTATTAGTATCTGGAATTACATATGCATTAGCGGCAACCTAATGTAATAATCCTGTTCTACCCGGGGTCTATAGACGTATAGTATCGGTAGCGTCATTACCTACACCAATTACTAATACATTTGCCTCTCCACTTGTAGCAAGAGTTGGCGCGGTATTTTCTGCAGTATAGGTAGTTACACCATAAGCATGAAATTGAATGAATGCCCTATCAGATGGCTAATTAATTGTTGCTGTTCCTTTAGAAGACACAAAAGCAATACCAGAACTACCAGATGTACTATCACCTTGTAAAATAATATTATTATAAGCATTGTGATATGCGCCGCCAGAATATAAGCCATGACCAGTGGTACCACCATCGCCTGCAATATGACCTTTTATTTCTAAGCCGCCATCTAACGTACAAGTACCACCACCGCTAATGGAAGCAACATTTGTAGTTCCTCGTCTAAATATCCATCCACGAGCAGTTGTATCCGACATTGTAAAGTAGGTAGCCCAGTCTGATGTAACTGCACCATGCGTACCAAAAGTACCTGTTTTCGCAAACATTATGCCATAAGTTGGCGCGCTAGTAGTTGGTCCATTATATAAAGAAACTCCATAGCCTGCCGCCCCATCTGTCTATGCAATACCCAATGTACGTACTTTTACATCACGCAAGTATGAGTCTGCACTATTATTAATATAATAAGTAGTACCATTAGCAAAATAAACAATGCCATCGTGTGTAGTATTTCCAAGAATTTTCCAAGCATTACTTACACAACTAAGATAAGCTGTACTTCCAGGGCTGCCATTTCTACTAATATAAAAATTACCATTATTATTCCCTAAAAACCAAGAATTGGCACTAGTTCCACTATCCCCTGTATTATCATTACCACATAGTGTAATATCTGACCATGAGCCTGCAGAATGAATACGCATTCCTTCCCTATAGCTTGATGTAGTTGGAAATAATGATAGACAACCATCATGAAATTTAGCATAGCTCCATGATGATATGGCACGTGCTCCACTATAATAAGCTAAATACGCAGCGGTGCCATTATTTACTGTAGCTTTTAATGCATATGAAGTTGCCGCCGGTTTACCACCAGTAAAATATATTGGCTATTCAGTTCCTCCAGCATTAGAAGTCAGTACAGTGGCATCATCTGCGTGCCCTGCGTTCATCTTAACCCAATCAGTCCATGTCCCACTACTTTTCCATCTCTTATATAAATATAAATCTGAGGAATCATGTACTACCAACTAAAATGGAGTCCCAATATCTGCCGCATTTAACCATACCATATGTCCCGTAGTATATGCTCCTGTAGTGTCCATGCGAGTAATAGCAATACTATTAGAACTACCTAATATATCTGCTGTAATATTAGTATCAGTTGTATTAACATATAATAAATTATCGGTATTGGCCGCATTAGTTGTCAGAACTTTCTCTAATCCTTTAGCTAAATAAGTAGTCATATTCTGTGAGCCCGTTGCCATTCGTTGCTCACCTCCATAAAAAATAATAAGGGGTGCTTATCAAAGCCGCCCCTTACCTTGCAGCACCAAACTGGCGCCAGGCAGCAGCCCGATACTGCAATTATATTATATCATATAAAATTATTCATTGTCAAATGTTAGATTTACGCTAATATTCATTCTATCCGTATTTAAATACTCGCTAATATTATCAATATGAGCGCTAATATCATGTAAATCATAAATCACATCATCATTGTATTTAATCTGAATAGAAGTAATAGTGTCTAGCATTAGCGCATTTAGTACTGCAATATCACTTACAATAACAGAGCAATTTGCATTACTACTAATATGTCCATCACTTAGATACGTATTCTTACTATAATTTTCAACCTGAAACTCCGTATCATTAAACTTAATTGTATTCATATCATTTTCCTCCCAACTAAGCTATAAGCTGGTTTATATCAATTCCATTTTGTTGTGCCATTTGGCGCGCAACCCCTTCCAATCCACCTGGATTGTTTTTCATCATCGCTGCAATTTGCGCGAATTGGGGATTCTACTGAATCATTCCCATTAGTGTTTGTTCACGGTTCTATGACATTTTTAACATATTCATCATACCGCGAACCTATTCAATAGATGCATTAAGATTCGGCTGTTGGTACTGGGGCTGCGGCTGGGGCATTCCGTTTCGCATTTGACTTATTAGACTTGCCATTTATCCATTCCTCCACGGCCGCGAGTCTCGCGGCTAAATCTTGTGTATCAATAGGTGTTGGTTCTTGATGTGGTTTTACATCAAATGGTACTACTGATTTATTTCCATTCTGGTCTGTTCTAATCCACCAAATAATATCTCTATCGTTATCTGGTAGATAAATCTCACTATTTGGTCCCATGGGGAATTGCCAAGCCGCATTCTCTCCATGTATTGGATCGGCGCGATAAGTTGGTAAAGGATTAAAAGTTCTTGGCTAAAAACCGTATGGGTTAAATTGTGCTTGTCCCATGGTTATGTTATTCTGAGTCTGTGGTTGATTCCAACTATTCATTCATTGGCACCTCCCCATATTTTCTGCCGCATTTTGGGCAGTAATCACATTCTCGATAATTGTTTGCCGCATCAAAGAAAAATAATACTGGTTTTTCCTTCTTCTTGCGTGCGTCCCAACAATAAGAACATCCGTATTCTTCCATAAAATACCTCACTTTAATGCTTTCTCTATAAGAGCAAGTGTTGCTTTTAAGCTATCATATATTTCCTATAAGCTATTTGTGCTATCAGAGGCAGTAAGAAACTCTGCCATTACATAACCTGATTTGCCATTGTAAGAGACTTGATACCAAGTTGAATCTACTATTGTTGCATCTAATTTAGTTTGATAAGGAATGCGAGTTAGTACGCGTGCAGAACTATTAGGCTCTGCACGCATATTAACTGTTCCCTTATTTGGTGTATTTACATATACTGTCATTGTGCCACCGCCGCAGTATCAATAGATAGCTGCTGTACCTGAGATTCAATAGCTGCACGAATTACATCTTCATCAAAAGATAAGTTCTTAGATGCTAGTAGTTTCTTGGCTAGGTCTAGTGCATAAGCTAATTTATCCTTGCCCATTTTCGCGCCAAAAATCTTCTCGGCTGCATATACAACCGTTTGCGCGATGCCGCTAAGAATTGTTAGTTGCTCGACAGAAACGTGGGTCTTGATATATGGGATAACAAATACACTAATTAGTCCGCCTAGTAAAATAATAACGCCAAGTAAAATTTGAGTAATATCCATAAGTATATTACCTCCTTTTTTTTCTTTATTATAACATATCTGGTAATTGGTTGTCAAGTATTTGAGGAAGCATTAACTATGGTTTTCACCGACTTTCCATTGTGTTGGTTCGTAACTCATAGTTTTACCCCCTCGTCACTGGTTCAGAAGAATCTCTTGGCAAAGATGTATCCTCGCTAGGATGGTCGTCTGGAGAATCACAGGTAAAAGTCTACTCTCCTAGTGGATCCCTAACCGCTACAAGATAAGAGCTATTGTCTCCTGCCTTTTCAAGTCTTATAATAGGTGCAAACTGTTTGGTAGAAGAATTATCACCAACCTCATAGATATACATTACATTCGTATAATTATTATCCCATATTTCCTGCCATGTTTTATTAAGTGTTATAATATTTTCCCCTATTATAGCCTCAATCACATTATGGCTAGCAATCCCCTACTCTATCTTATTAAGTTTAGCACTCGTCACCAAATCACCATCTTTCCAAACCGTTGGTTCATAACTCATAAAAAATCCCTCCTTATTTCGATAATACCATACTATCGGCCTATCCCACATCAACAGTAGGTGCGGTAGTGGTATCACCATCATGTATTATCATTGACCCCGCAGCGCCTTCGCCCACTATATTACTAGTTGGGCCGCCATTCACATCGGTATCATTAAAAGTTCCTAAATTGATCCATTCTTTCTTACTATTTGCCATATATACTTCCAAACCGCTGTCACCTTGAATTACAATAGCAACAGAGCCCAAGGTTACATACTCGGGCTCTATTGCTTGTAAATCAGCGGTTGAATCACAGACAAACTCATAAGTTACAACATTATCTTGGTTGCCTCTTTTCGTCATTATCTGCGCCATTTATATCACCCCGCTGAGACCCAACTATATGTTGGAGTACCGTTAGTTACGGTTACTTGGAGAGTATAAGTGCCATCGGTTGATGGGGCAGGAGGTATTCTGGGGATTTTTACTCCTCCGGTGGAATCTGCGTTACATCCGACATATATGTCGCCCATTAGGTGTTCGTTTCCATTCCAATCAAGGGCGCGGGCATTGCTACGAGTATTATATGTTATTCCATTACCAATAATTTCAGCATAATTCATTTTTCCACCTGGATTTGCCCATTTCCAACTCGTAAAAGTAGAATCAGAGTTAGCCGTATTACAAATATATCCTTGTGTAGTTTGACTTGAACCGCTACCAATAATTCTTTTAACTTTATCGCCAACTTTGTATGAAGTGCTTGCAGTCCATTCGGGCCAATTATCATATGAATCTTCAATGTTATATGCACCACTTACATGAGAAGAAGCACCACTAGCAATTGTTGCTGTACCTTCGGCATGAGAACTGTTTCCAGTAGCGATTGTACTATAACCTTCAGCGTGAGATTGGCTACCGCTAGCACCTGTACTAACGCCTTCTGCATGAGAACAGTAACCCTTTGCTTGCACGCTAGCGCCTTCTGCATGAGAACCTTGTCCAATAGCCCAAGAATTTATACCTTCGGCATGAGATGATTGTCCATGCGCGCCTGTCCCTGTATATGTTTGGCCGTTTATTGTTATTGTAGAAGCTTTATCTCCTTCTCCTTCTGCGTGAGACCCAAGTTGTGATGCTGTTGTGCTATCTCCTTCTGCATGAGACCCAATTTGTGATGCTGTTGTGCTTCTTCCTTCTGCA